CTGACGTAGCTTTTGCTCACCGTATTGCTGCACAAACATAGCCAAGGCCATTTGAGCCTCTTCACCCTGTATGATGCCCTTAATGGCCCTAGCAGCCCCCACAATAACCTCTTGCTCATTAGGCATTGCAGCCGCCTGAGAGGCCATAGGAGCCTCTGTAGGGGCCATAGGAGCCTCTTGTGGCATCATTGCTGCCTCAGGTACGCCACCAGCCGCTAAGGACACTATACCGCCCCGTGCAAGACGCGCTGACTGACCCATCATTCTGGGACTAGCCATACGCCGTAACATGCCACCGTTATTGTAATTGTACGTGTACAGATCATCTGCGCTTTGTGGTGCGCTTATTCCGTAGTCGAACTCGCCGTCATATCCCGGCCTAAATGTAGTTGGTCTTTGGTTTTGAATGCGAGGTATAGGCCTTATTTCCCTGCCATCAAATCTACCTTCTTTTTCTTCCTCAGGTGCAACACCGCCCATACCATAATCTGGCATTGCAGCCATGCCGCCTAGATATTGACCAACACCTGCTGCTGAACCTAACTGGCCTAACCCCCCGCTCATCACGCCACTTCCAGTTAAGTTACCCATTTGAGTTCCAAAGTCTTTACTAAGGATTCCTTTTGGGCCACCTAAAATGCCTCTGGGAGTGGCAGCTTGTTGGGCAACTAGATCTTGAGTTGCCTTTAATGTATTTGCAGCATCACTACCTGTTTTGGCAAACTCTCCAGTTAATTGAGCATTTTTAGCAAATTGCTCTGCGGTAACACCAGGTAATGCGTTTGCACCAAACTGATTAGGTGTTATGCTTCCAGCGTTAAATCCAGCACCTCCGAATGCCTTTCCTAATGCAGCACCACCAAGGTATGAACCTAAGCCTGTCTTTACGCCTTCTTTGACATCACCTGTCTGAGCGAACTGACCTAAACCTGCGCCTATAGAGCCAGCAATGAGTGGATTAGCTAGGAAGCCAGTAGCACCTAACATACCCGCTGACGCCAAGCCCGATCCAAGCATTCCCGCTAGAAGTGGAAGAACCATGTTATTCTCCTTTGCCCCTAAGGACCGTTTGGTTCAATTGAACCTAAAGTGCGTTTAACCGTATCATTATCATGTCAACACGTTTCAGTAAATAGTAGCTTTGCTGTCTATTGGAAGCTCTTCGACAATACAGTACGCAACAACACGATCATCTAGGTGTATGCCATGTGAGCTGTATCTTTTTACCATTTCACTTGCCACTTTATTGCACACATCAATTCTCATAAAATACATGCCTTCACTTATCAAAGTCCTGCCTTCGCCGTAGCCAAGGTAAACCATTAAAGCGAAGACATGCATATCACAGCATCAGCTCAAAATGTGGAGCATCTATAAACGGTCTTCTGTTTTGATCTCGTCGCGTGTCAACATAACTGTTCATGGCGTCTTCTGCTGTTGCAGAATAATTTACGACCCAATTATTTTTAAATGTCATCGTTGCACCAGACCATGCACCAAAATCATCAATAGTCCAAGCCGCGCCCCAGCGTAGCTTTACATTAGATGCAGCAGCACCTTCCTTCATGGCGTCAGCAATTTCATCGTATAGGTTAAGCTCCCATCGACCACCATTGCAGTAAGCCATTAGGTCAACAGCATTGCCATCAATGTGTTTTGATTTCATGGTTTGCGAAGCCCCTTTTGCTACTAAGGCCTTCTGCTCGTCTATCGTCCTCAGACCACAGATCACACTGAAGTCCTGCTTTGTAACGCCGATAGCGTATTTCACGACAGTTACCAGATCGTCGTTGACACCTTCTAGCCTTGATAGGCTTCGCTTTCCTAACTTGTAACCCACGGTTCAATCCTCTTCCTTTTTATTTCTTTCATGAATGAGCTTTGCTTGCTCTGATATTAAGGTCTTTTGTTTCTCCAAGGCAATAAACTGCTTGTCGATCTCGTTTAGTTCAATTGAACCAAAATCAAGCAGGTTTATTACGTTATCTTTTTCCAAAGAACTTACTCACAGAACGCATTCCTATGCTGGCACTAACGATCCCACCTAAGGCAATCTGATACCACTGAGGCATAACCTCAAGTGCCGCAAAGCCACGGGCAACTATGTCATTGCCCCAATCCCCACAAAAGGCCAATATTAATGGAATACTGAAAAGCAGGGTGATCCATTCGTCCTTCCATGAATTTTCAGTGGCCCTCATGGCCTCTAAGTCCCAATCTATCTCACCCGTTAACTGCTTCTTTTTTATCTCAGCCTCAGTGAGTTTGATTTGAGTCTTTCCGTCTATGATGGATGTGGCAAGACCTGTTAGACTGCCTATGATTTTACCAATCATTTCTCATGTCCTACCCATACTGCAAACGCCCCTGTAAGTGCGCCTGTGACGGTTGCCGTTAGTGCCGTGGCCTGTGTACTCACAACGTCCTGAGGAAGGCCCATAAACCACTCTATGACGCGAATGTACATGATGGTCATGACCAGCATCATTAATCGTGGCATTATTTTCCAAGCTAAGATTTTTTCCATTGCTACTTTCATCAGAAACCTCCTTTAAGGCCGTCTAATATTTCAGACAAACTTGGTCGCTTGTCTTTCTTTTGATAAATACAGCTAAAAACCTTTGGACATTCAGAAAAGCTTTTAGTTGGATAATGATATCCTAAGCCGCCAAAACCTGCTGTAAATCTATATACACAAATCTTTTGACCATTTACGTCTGTAAACCTCTTCCATAGATGGCACTGAACGTAAGTTGGGTTGGCAACTCCCGCTAGTGTCACAGATAATATTAAAGCATTTATCATTGTAAAACCAATACAAGTAAGTAAACACCACCACCTAAAGTACCAATTATAGCAAAGCATAAAGTGGCTATCGCTATATTGCTTTGTATTTGTCTTTTTGCTTCCATAGCTCTGTATACAGTTTCTTCCCTTTCTTTACGGATTTGTCTACGCATACCAAGCATCTCATCGTATGTTCCCAAACCAAATCTGTAGTCCAACATGAACTTAATCTCTTTTTCCTTTTCAAGCAAAGTTTTCTTTCGGATGACAATATCCATAGCTTCTTGCTCTATGTTGTCAGTGCCGTGGGATACCTTATCTAGCCATGTAGGTTTCTTGCGTTGAGACTCAGCTCTGGTGATGTCTGCAACCGCTCCATACCAAGCGCCAAGCTGTCTGCTAACATCTTGCATCTCCCTGCCAGCGCCGACTAGAAGTTTAACGCCTTTAAATGCGGCGTTGGCTGCTGCAAATGCTGTGACAGGGTCTATCATTTACTTAAACTAAGCTTAGTTTAGTTCAATTGAACCAAAACTATACCTATCCCATTTTTACAAGTATGGTTACCAACATAAGAATTATGGCCCCAGAAGCTGCCATTAATGTTGTTTCCAATCGCTTAACCCTTACGAATAACTCTTTAAATTGTATTCTCACCTCAGTTTGAAGAGCTATCATATCCTTCTCCAGTTCTCTGACCTTTTCATTCATATCATTAGTCATGTAACGGTAACCTTTCCCACTTCACAGGTAGATGAAAGTCCTTGAAGGTAAGGCTGATTAGGCACGGGAATCCTTAAAACACCATCTACAACAAACACAGAGCCATTTTCTAAACCAGAATCATTGGTAGGTAGATCAGTAAATACTTGAGTTGAGTTTCTTCCTTCTCCTGGATTTTGCATTTGATCTATGTAAAGAGCAAAAGACCTAACAATGTTGTCCATGTAAGTGACATTGTAGTTTAAAGGCGGGGTTCCAAAGAAAGGTTTGGGTAAATTTCTGGACATTACCTTCTCCCATCTGGTCTGACATCAACGCGAGGTGACCCAAGACGCCAAGTCTCTCCTAAGCTTGAAGATTGTATTTTAAATGCAAAGCTTCTGCCACGTATTCTTATATACAATTGGTCTGTAAATTTTTCTACAGTGCTGGAAACTTCTTTTGATACTGCACTACTGTTTGTCTGCAAGTACTGACCACCCGGAAAGTTTCTAGCCTTGATGGTCATTGTAGCTGATGGCGTGTTGGCTGTTGAGTTCCTAAATGTAAGGTCTGGTATTATCTTACTTATGAACACAAAGTTTTCTCCATCACCTATGCTCATTTGACTGCTTTCAATGTAGGCAGATATAGGCGTGGCGGGGCTTGTACTTCCATCGTCAAACCCAGATTCATGCCTGTATAGATAGTGATCCGTGCCAGCGGCAACAGGCAACGCCGAAATGCCACGGTCAATCCATGCGGTTCTGGACATGGAGCCATAGTACCATATGTTTTGACCATAATTGTAAACAACGTATCTGTTGTTTTCAAAACTGTCAGCAGATGGATAAAACCACCAGACTTCTGAGAACGCTGTATTAGAAGCTGCGTAGACTTTACTTCTTTGATCTTGATTAAAATCTTTAAAAACGAAGTCTTTTACTGTGCATGGTATTTCTTTAACCGTACCATCATATGAATAAAACTCAGACAGCCCCATCCAGAAAACAGAATCTTCAATACCAACAGGTGCAAATGAACCAGATATTGTAGTGTTGTCGGATATCATGTTTATACCAAATGTAAACGGTGGCCCAAGGAACTGCATTGCGTAAACAGATGTATCAGTAAATACGATTATCTGCTGCTTTGTCTCAACGGCACATACAATTTCTGATCCAGAACCTAACCTTAAATCACCAGCAGTATTTGTACTTGATGCACCCCAAGTGGTTAGGCTTTCCTGTGAACTAAATCTGATTAACATAGGGTCTTGTACACCTATATCAGTTTCAGGATCACAGCCAAAAACTATTGTATGCCTGTCTTTGTCAGAAACCATTACCTGCTTTGATACGGTAGGGGCTAAACCATCAGCACCAGCTAAATCAGACAAAGCTGTAGCCCTTGATTCAAGGCCATTGGCAAACTGCCAATAGTATATATTCCCGTTATGTGAATTTATAAGTAAGTTTTGACCAAAGTTATCATGAGACCAAAAACCCAAAGCCTGACCAGGTGCGCTAATACTGGCAGATGAGTTCCAAGAACCACGACCAAATGTGCCAGCTCCCCATCCTGTGCCAAATATTGACGTATCAAGACCCGCTGAAATTAAATACTTTAAAGTTACAGCTCCACCACTTGATGTATCTGATGTTGATGAGAATAAATAAGTTGGATTTAAACCTGTTGAAACAGTAATAGATTGTATGGTTGATACGGTTCTTGCCTGTATCTGATAGGTGTTTCCATCAATTATAGATGACACTTCATATTCTTGGTTTAATACTGATGCATTAATATTACCACCAAGTGATGTGGCACCAGAAAATATAACGAAATCACCAATAGAAGCTTCATGATCTGTATCTGAAACTTTTATAGTTGAGCTTGAGACGTTTGAGCTTCCAGCATGAACTGCTGCCGTTGTGCCTTCTTGACCCCTAGCACATCCAGTAAGGGTATCTCCAGATGTGCCAGTATAGGTTATTATCTCAGAACCTATTTTTATAATTCCTGAAGGGGCAAAGGCTGAAGCGGCAGTATTATTTACAAGTCTTATTACAGTATCTGTAGCTGATACCTGTGTATTGTGTAAGTTTGCATTTCTAGCAGTGAATGGGTTTGTTAAATTTACGGTCTTCTTTATGGGTGTTATGTCATAAAAAGCAGCTCCACTTTCTATGTAATACTTTCTATTTGTTCCAACACCCACAAACCTAGAACCATCTAAGGCCACCCAAGGGTGAAGCGACCTGCATGTTCCTAAAAATGAATTTTCAGATTGTTTGGTCCAGCCTCCAATCTTTTCTGGAAATCCAGACCTGAACCTAACCTTATCAACGTCAAACCAACCGCCCTCATTGCTATAAGACGTTGTTTCCTTATTCACTCCTGATCTGAACTGAAGTTTACTCAACGCCATAGAACACCTCTAATGAAAGTTACTTGAGGTATATTAGTATATATCCTTGCGTATGACTACTAGGATTGATTGGGACCTCAAAAGGTTCAATTGAACCAAACTAGCTAGGCTCAACGGGCCATGTTACGTTTGTAGGAAAACCAGACTGAGCGGGTACATCACGCAGCGATTGTCTGTAGGTGCGCCACTCGTCTGTGATGCGGTCAGCTAGTGCCATACTATCAGACGCCGCTAGTAGCGCGTCACGTTGCGCTCGTACTTGCGTTGCACTTGCAGCTACTGAGTCAGCTTGAAAGTCAGGCCAGTTTGACATGTCCTCAGCATCTTCAAACACTGCACCATCGCCTGTTGTTTTGTTATAAAATATTTTAGACATGATAGACCCTCACGTTACCGTTAGCCCCAGCCCCACCAGCAGAAGCTCCCCCAGAAGAATAGGCGTTTCGACTGCCACCACCTCCGCCCGGATAAGACCCATCGGTAAAGCCACTACCGCCGTTTGGCCCTGCTTGGCCTGTGCCGCCAGTTCCTGCGTATGTAGAGGTAGCCCCTGCCCCACCAGAAGTTGTTTGATAACCTGTCCCTTTACCTGCGCCGCCACCAAAAACTGAATACAAACGTCCCGTCCCTCCCCCAGAAGAACCAGAGGCGCTGTCGCTAAAAAAGGCCGAGGAATCTGTCATGGTAACACCGCCTTCAGTAACACCCGCTTTTATTGTTATTACCACTTGGTCAGGTACAGTTTGTTGAAAGTTTGTTGTTGTCCCGCTTGTTCCTATTGTTTGTGCTTTTCTATTGCTTGCATCTGTAGTGCTAAAAATACGCCCATCAGACAGCGTAAGTTTTGTTTCTGTAGGGCTACTGGCTGAAGAAGCCGTTGTTCCTGCCGCACCAGCACCAATAACATACGTTGCTCCGTTTAAAACAGCGGCTGTCGCGTGAATTAAAACCGCTCCACCTCCACTTCCACCAAAATTGTAAAATTCGCCTGACGCACCATTACCACCGCCACCGCCGCCTAAAAGGTAAAACCATACAAACGCACTGTCAGCTAAACTGCCTTTGCTCCATGTGCCAGAAGTTGTGTATGTGTTAGTTGGACTAGCCCAATTCGGAACAGAGGGCAGGGTAGGGTCCGAACTAGGCAATTCTGCCCAGCTAAGATCGTTAGCACCTGCGGTTAAAACATAGCCTGACGTACCTTTAGCCAACGCTGCAGCCACACCTGACGAGTTGCCTACTTGTATAGAACCTCTAGCCAACGCACCTACAGACGCACCTGTAGCTGTTATAGAACCCGCAGCAGCAATGTTTACTGTACCATCTGCGACTGATGCCACTGTAGCGTTAGCACCGTTTTTTATGATAACGTCTGTAGTGCTACCATCGCCCTTGAGAACCAAGCCATCAGAGGCTGTGGTTGTTACAGAGGATGACGCGAATCCTGCAAGGTCTCTAGCTTTGGTCATGTCTTATTCTCCGTTAGGGTCCAGCGGTACAAATGACGGACTACTTAAACTTGCTGGGTACGCCGCATTAGATGGCAAATCACGTAAAGCCTGTCGATACGTTGACCAAGTAGTAGTGATTGTAGGGGTGTCAGACAACATCATCCAATCAGATTGTTGTAGTTTTAGGCTACGCCATGTTTTAAAAGAATCTGGTGTTTGAGGAGTGTTTTGTTCTAGACACCACAATGGAAAGGCGCTCACAGTCATCGTAGGTTTCCTTTGTCAAGATAGATGCTCGTACTACTCAATGCCGTGCCAAATATTCTGTTGGCTTGGGGGTCTACTAATGAGATTTCGGTGATAACATTAGCCGTTGTCGGTAATCCAAATTGCTTTCCTGTGGTCAAACCACTCACGCTAGTATTTATGCCGCCAGCTACCGTAACTTTCCCTGTCGCACCACTGCTTATGTTTTCTTTGGCTATGCCAACAAACGAAGGAGCGAAAGGTTTTTGACCTAAGACAACAGGACGAGTAGTTGATGAAGATCGGTACAACCAAATTCTAAGCGTACTGTTGCCAAATAAATTACCTCCAACATTACCGGGATATTGGTCTGTATCTATAACAACATTTGAAACTATGATACTTACATTATTTCCGCTAAATGAAAGTACCCAATAATAATTACGGTTTGCCCCCTGTAAATAACTTTGTCCAGAAGTGGGGTCGTATACTGTATTTGAACTTACGTTTACACCCTGTTTAACAGCCGTTCCTAACGTAATTGTTGATCCGCTTACAGAGCCAGCAATTAAATGATAGCCAGTTTCAACCCCGCCGGTTGCGGTGTCATTATAATACCCAATAATAAATTTATTAACTGTGGGGTTGTAAGAAGCGTTTATGTAGTAACCAAACTGATTATTAAACTGAACCTCTGTGCCGCCAACCAAAGACGTGCCACTGACCTCCAGAGTACGGCAGAACATATTTGAACTGTTGTCGTAAACTGCAACGGTTCTATTTGCGGTGCTGTCATATGCAGCAGTGACGAAAACGCAAGACGTATTGCTGGCTTTTAGGTAAAACAATGCACCCGCCGATACGTTTGTTCCACTAATAGACAGAACCTTTGCACACGGTACGTTAGAGCCTTCTTTATACACTATAACAGTTTTTTGCGCGTAATCATCATAGAGTAGTTTAGGGATACAATCTCCATCAGCGTTTGTTGAAATATCAACTCTTGTGCCAAAGGAAATGGATGTGCCACTTACAGTACCTACCGCTGCTCTTAGCGTGTCGGGGCTTCCCGGTGTATGGACCCAAACAAGTAAAAACTTTCCAGCATTTGAATCGTATGCAACGGTTGCCCTTGATTGATCGGCGTTTGAATCTACGGTTACAACTGAGCCAAAGGTAATTGCAGTTCCATTTACTGTTCCAACAACAGCTTTTATTTTATCACTATCTGCAGTGTCAGTATATGTAACAACAATTTTTGAAGTGCCGTCAAAAGCTCCGTTTAAAGGCTGATCATTTTCATATTTGGGAGTACCAGTGGAGACATCTACTACACCGCTGCTTTCTTGTTCGCATAAGGCAACCGTACCGTCAGTCTTTATGCCTACAATGTTTCCTGCTGTGATACTGCCACTGGCAGTAAACTCTTGCTCACCGCCGCCTGATGCCGCTACCCAACTAATGTCATCAGCACCAGCGGTCAGTACTGTGCCTGTTGCGCCTTTGCTTAGTCTTGCTGTAGCTGCACTGCTGTTACCGTAAATAATAGAACCGCGAGGCACTGCGTCTAACGTGTTTAGTTCAGCCGCCGTGCTAGTAACTCCAAGATTTGGTAAAGTTATACCTAAGTTTGTTCTTGATGTAGATGCACTTACTACATCCGATAAATTATTTGCAGCGGCTAACCCACCACTAGCTACAAAGGATGTAAACGCTACAATCTCTATAATGTCATTAGCCAAAGCAGCGGTAGCCAGCACAACGTCAGAGCCGTTGGTCGCGGTGTAATCGGCAGCAGCTAGCTTTACGCCGTTCATATATACATCGACAAAACCCACGCTGTACCCGCTTGTAGCAAAGGTGGTTTGCCCTGCCGTAGCAGTGAAAGCCTGACGTTTCTGCGTGGCCTGTGGTACTGGCTGTGTGCCTATGTATCCTGACATATTTTACTCCTAAGTAGGCTCTGGGGGCCAAGTTATATTCGTAGGAAACCCATGTTGTGTAGGAACATCACGCAGGGCTTGTCGATAGTCCGTCCACTCTTTTGTAATTCGATCAGCCAGTGCATAGGCGTCACTTTCTACCAAAAGATTATCTCGTTTTGTACGAGCTTCTGCTGCTGTACTCATTAGATTGCTGCCTTTGTAAGATAAATAGATGATGCGGAAAGTGCGGTGCCAACTATAGTCCCAGTACCTTCACTTAAACTGGCAGATGTTGGAGTAACCTTATAAGGGACTCCTGCAACTAAACCAGACTGTCCAGTGTTAATGCCCCCAATTATGGTGACTTTTCCGCTTGCACCATTGGAAATTGCTTCAGAAGCAAGACCCACCCAACTCGTCGGTACTGCGGGGTCATAAACAAGTGCTTGAGGCTTGTCACTTTTAGCATCATCCCTAAAAGAAATAACCATTTTATTTGAACCTGTGTCATAACAAGTCCCTAAATGGTCAGCCGCCGTTGTACCTAAACCCTCAACAATATTAACATATGTTTGAGCATAATGGTTTGTACCAACTATTTTATAATTAGCTGTTTGAGCAGTGCCATGGTAATATATGCTGCTTTCTATAATT